GAGGGCAGAGTTTGGTGTGGTATTGAAAGCAAAAAGTTATTACATATATTTCATCTTCTGGTTTATGTTTGGGTGGGAGGTGATAAAATGTTTGAAGGTGTATCTATTACTGATTGGTTGACTTCAATAGGAACTGTTGGAGCCGTCATAGTTTCACTATATTTATCTATTAAAGGTCAAAGTAAACAAGGTGTAATAACGTATAGTACTATTAAAGAAAAGATTATAGAGAATGATAAAGAAAAAGATGTTACTATTTATAAGATATGTTTTTATAACACAGGTAATAAAAATATTTATTTAAGAAAAATGACTGTCAATAGATTAGCTCTCATAGGCAATAAAAAATATATGCATCACAAATATTTGGGTAACAGTGAATTTATTGAAACAGTCGCAGCTGATTCAATAGTTGAAATTAATATAGATTTTGAAGATGATGATAAAATTCGGCATAACTTAGGTTTAAGAACTTACTTTTTAACCAAAGTATGCGTGGAATTTGAAGATGTAACAGGTAAAAAATATAAAAAGTATTTTAATTTACTTAAGTAATTAGATGACAATATTACAGTTTTTTATACATACTGGTCACGTTCATTCGAGCGTGGCTCTTTATTTTGAATTTTGGAGGTGGTGTTTATGAGATATGGCTAATTGGGATGAAATAAAATATGAGTGGGAAACCACAAAGATTACACTTGCTGATCTTGCTGAAAAGCATGACATAAAACTTGGTACATTAAAGAGTCGTAAGAGCCGTGAGAAATGGTCTAGGGATGCAACTGAAAAGGATGCAACCAAAACTAAGGAGGTTGCATCCTTTTCAGTAAGGATGCAACCGAGTCAGAAGCTGATGAAGTCTTACAGGATGAAGCACCTAAGAAGGATGGGCGAGTGAAGAAGAGAAGTGGCAATCCTAATCCACAGAATCAATTCACCAAACGGAACAGGGCTGCTATGATTCATGGCTTGCGAAGTAAGTTCTTATTCGATGAACAAGTCGAAATCATGGAGGCTTTGCAGGACTTCGATGTGGTTGATCAGCTTTGGCTACAAATCGAATTAAGCTTCTCTGATATCATCCGTGCCCAGAAGATTATGTGGGTTGAAGATCCATTTGACCATCTAAAAGAAATCAGTGGTGAGATGGATGCAGAGGGCATGAGCAAGACGGAATACAAAGTTATCTATGCTCATGAACGCTATGAATCTTACATTAAGGCTCAAACAAGAGCATTCGCTGAACATTCCAGAATTATTATCAAGAACGTTTAGCACGTTATTTAGCTGCTCACTTAACTGTTTTAAGTGTTGCAAAAGACCAAACAGTAATTCGTGAAAAAGTAGACGTTATCGAGCGTCAATACAGTGATCCAAATAAAAACATCGGATTGTTAGGAACAAAGTATGGGCAAGAATACCAACGGATTTTGGATGACATAGCTGAATTAAAGCTTGAACCAAAAAAGCATATTAATTTGGTGGTGATTTAATTGGGTGTTCGTATACGTGGGAGTAACAATATTCCGATTATCATTCAATCATTAAGTGAGCTAGGAAAATATGACGTTGAGGTTGGGATATTCGGTAGTGATTCTTTCTACGCTATGATTGCTGGAGTTCATGAATTTGGTATCACTATACGTAAAGAAAAAGGTTCAATAGTGATTCCAGAGCGTTCATTTTTACGGTCCACATTCGATGATAAAAATAAAGAATGGTTCAAGTTTATGAAAAAACAATTAGAGCATGTATTACAAGGTCGGATGGATGCTCGAACGTTATGTGAACGACTAGGGGCAAAGATGGTAGGAGATGTTCAGGTGAAGCTCACTGAATTAAATGATCCATCGAATGCTCCGTCTACTATTGCTCAAAAAGGCTCTAGTAATCCACTGATTGATAGTGGTGGTTTGCGCCAAAGAATCACTTACAAGGTGGTGAGACGTTAATGCCAGAAAAAATGTCGTTCGCTTCTATTATCTTGGAGCAAGGTGTGCCATTTGTTGCCCATTCAATGAGTGAGGGTGGCTATATTGATGGCGAATGGATAAAAGGTCAAGAAGCACCTACTGAATTGACTGGCATTATCCTACCTCTTAGTAACGATGATCTAAAGTATGCAGAAAATGGTACTTATACTGTGAAAGAAAAGAAACTATTAACAGTAGATCAAATACCAGAATTTCTGAAGGTGATATAGACACCATGAATCAGATTATGGATGCCTATATGGGTAATGATTTCATCGGCTTCGAAGAAGGGTGGCGCAATTATAAAAAGCCTGCCACTCTTATTGCAGAAACAAGACCTAGTATATCTCCATTTCCATTCGACCTTGTTCAAAGAATGAAAACAGCTGGTGTAGGGATTATACAGGTACAAGTGCTAAACCTAAATGATCCTGTTATGTATAAAGCTTCTGTTTGTTTAAGTGGAGAGGTTACAACTATTTATCCTTATTACGCTAATACCCCAATTGAAGCAACAATTGAATGGTATCAAGGAGCTTATCAACAAGATGTAGAAACAATAACTTTATATCAAGGAGGTGTGATAAGTGAGTAATACATTCTATTTTATCTTAACAAAGGTTGGAATTGCTAAACTAGTTAATGCACAAATGACACAATCAAAAGTGGAATATTCTCATGTAGCATTTGGGGATGGAAATGGTGGATACTATGAACCTTCTGCTGAAGCGACAGCTTTAAAAAATGAAGTATATAGATCTGTTGTCTCTATCGTTGAACAGGTAAATGATGGAAATAATCAACCTACGAATAGAGTGAAAATTGAATCGGTGATACCGGCAACTGTTGGGAATTTTACAATACGTGAAATAGGGTTAATTGATAGTGCTGGTGATCTAGTAGGTATCGGAAAGTATCCAACTACTTATAAACCTTCCACGGAACAAGGGGCAGCAAAAGATTTAATTGTACGTATCATTGTAGAAACAACGAATGTCTATTCGATTACATTGAAAGTCGATCCATCAATTGCAATAGCAAGTCGTCAATATGTTGATGAAAAAATCGCTTCTATTAACCAAAATATCGAGGACATCGGCAAACTAAATGACTTGGAAATTGAAAATGTCAAAAACGTAGTACAAGCGATTAATAAAGTAAATAAAGATGTAACAGGTGTTAAAGAAAGTTTATCTAATCATTTACTTTCACAAATGCCTCACCGTTTTTTTGATAATGGAAAGTGGTATCGATGGGGGTTCCGTACAGAAAACGGTGATCCACAGGTTATATGTGAGGAGGTAACAGAATGATAATCATCGATTTAGCAACTAAAGCTATGCAAACAGCGATTAAAGCTGTTGTAGATAGTATTAAAACTACCACTGATGACACAAAAACAGATGTGGATATAATTAAACAAAGCGTAGGAACTATCGGTACACAGATAGAAAATAAAGATGCTGGGAAAGTAATAAAAACTCAAATTATCACTTCAAACGGTACTTTTGCAATGCCGCCAGGCGTGACCGAGGTTTATTTAACAGGTGGTGGAGCTGGTGGAGGCGGCTGGTCACGCGATGGTGGCGGTACTGTTACTTACCATACAGGCGCGACAGGCGGCGCAACAAGCTTCGGCGCCCTGTTAACGCTACCTGGTGGCGCCGGCGGGAGCCGTACAGCAGTGACATATGTAGGTGGTGCGCCTGGTGGTCCTGGCGGTGCTGCAGGTAACGCAGCTATTAGTGTCTCATATACTGATGCCGGAAACTCTGGTGGTGCTGGTGGAGGTAGTGGATACTATAGCGGAGGCGGCAAAGGTGCTTACTGCGCAGGTGGTGGCGGTGCCAGCACTGTTTACCATGGCGGCGGTGGTGGTGACTTTGTAATTGACCGCCCTGTAACAGTAACACCTGGTTCTGTCATTAACGTTACTATCGGTATAGGCGGCGATGGTGGTAACGGTATACTAACTGTGAAATGGTGGGAGTGATTAAATGAAATTTGCACTGATACTTTACAATAAAGCACATTGGATTTTTGAATCTATTGAAAAACCTGATTTTGCACCAAATATTAAATTGGTTGATATTACTGGGAAAAATCATATTCAAGAAGGTTGGGATTATAACAGTAAGACAGGTGATTTTTCACCACCAACAGCATACAATCCACCGCCGATTGATCCTACGCCTACAGTTGAAGAAATGCAGGCACAAACGCTTATCAATACAGAAGTATTATTGGCAATGAAGAACATCGGAGTTTAAGGAGGAACAGACATGAATATTGTTTATCGTGCTGCAGAGTTATTAATCACTAGTCCAGGTTGTGACTTTAAAACAATGGGTACAAATTTAAGTTTACTTATGTTAGCTGGTCAAGTTAGTCAAGACGAATACACTAAGTTATGTACAATGATGGACGAACAACAAACGCAAGCAGAGGCTTAGC